TAATAGCAACATCAATATGAAGTGTGCATGAATAGATGTTAGTCAAATCTATTTCGGTACTTTCCACAATAATTGCGTTGCCTGCAATTGCTGTCCAAGCCATCGGCTCTGTGTTTTGAGTTTTTGTCACTGTAGTTGTAGTCATGCCTGTAGTCTTAGTGGCCTTGACTCTTGCATGAATATCCATAGCCGATGCTTTATAGTTATTATTGATTATTACACGAGCACCAAGAAGGTCAAGGTATGGGATTATATATGGAACAGTGACAACAGCTTCACCAGCTTGGCCATCTGCATTAACTGAAAAAATGTCAGCCGTGTTAAGGTGTTCAAATTGTAAGTTGTCTAATACTACAATCGTGTCAATGTCAGCCATGATTTACTCCTGTGCTTCAAGATATGCTTTTGCTTGGATTTCTAATGCGGTGACGGTCGAATCAAGTGATGCAATTCTGGCTAAGCGAATTAATTCATCAGCACGTATCGCTAAAAGTGCATCCATCACAGCGACCTTCTCTTCTGCATTATTAATATACATATTGTGAATTGAATATGTGTTAGTTATTATGTTTTCAGGGTCAGTATCATCAACACGAGTTGCGGATAATGAGATTAATTTTGTTTCAAAATCTACAAGCGTCACTGTTGGTGTCCATGTTATTGCCATTTTATTGACTCGCTTCCTTTGCAATTATTTTAAGTATGTGTTGACGCTCTTCACGAGCCGGTCGTTCCAAAAACTTTGCTTGTTGCTCATCACCTCTTAAAAACATTCCACCTTTTGCTGTACCTCTTGTTGTCCCTGATGCGGCGGCTATCTCAGCAGCATGTTCAACATTAAACTGTGCACCATGTTTCTTAGTCATATCCTCATGAACAATTGCTGCATAATCCACAGTGAAGCCTACAACTATATCTGTATCATAGCCTGCCCCGCCAACATTACGAATGAACTTACTATTTCTTAAGGTGCCTAATTGCACCGGTGTATACTTATCAGTTGCTTGAAGTAAAAACAATCCACCTTTCCTTAGGCCGCGGCCAACGCCGAGCCCTATCTTATCCTTCGCAGCGTGTAGGTTTTGAATAACTGTTTTTAATCCTGTGACTGACGATAACTTAGCCATTATAAATATGCTATCCTTAAAAATTCAGTTGCTTTAAGATTCGGAATTTTATCGAATCCTTTTACTTGCATAGCCCCATCATTAATTAAAATATCGATGACTTCTGTAACATCAGATAAGGTTCCTAACATTAACGCTTCACCGCGTCTTATATCTTGACCAGTGTAAACTTGAGATTTTGACCATTGCTTAATACCGTCGGGATTCGTATACTCCACGTTCCTATCATCCCATCGAACAGTTAGCTCTACTGGGTCAAGGAACTGAGGTTGACCATGGTCATCATAGTCTTCACCAGCACTATCTGCCGAAGCCAGTTCCCAGTACACACAAGTTTGTTTTCTCATTCGAGTAATAATGCCCATGATTAATTTCCATTAATGTTTTTCTCTATCCTATCAATACCTTTTTTAATATACTCAACATCAGTTGAAAGTTTAATCACACTATCAGAAACAGTTCCAACTTTTTCACAAACCGCTTTAATATCTAACACATTTTGCTTAGACCTGGCATCAGTGTTATTAGTAAGAACATAGAACATCCCGCAAGCAAAGACAAGCCCAAGTACCCATACAATCACATTCCATTTGTTGCCATCCAAAAGTTCTTTTACCATGAAGTTCTCCCTTGATTAATCGATGATTGATGCATCTTCAGTGCCAAGAAATGATACAGAGACAGGTGCATTTCCACCCTTCTTTGCTTGTTGGTTTAATCGAGTAAGCCCGCCCTTTGTGTCTAAGCGCATAGCCATTTGACCGTAGTGAGAAGTATCAAACCCTAAGTCGACTGCTGATTGTAATTTCTCTGACACTGGGCCAGCTTTTTCTGACTCTGCTCGCATATCACGGACAGTATAAAAGTGGGCGGAAAGCCATCGCTCAATTAGTTCTAACCGCGTTGCGTCATATGACGCTGCTGGACAAACTTCTGTCACTAATGCGTTTGCGGCTTCTATAAACGGTGTCACTGTAATCGAAGAATCAAGCTCGATTATTCCGCCCACTAATATACTTGTCGTTCTCGCCATTGTTCAGACTCCGAGTTCTTTTCTTAATGCGCCCACAAGGGCATAATTTTCTTCATAGAGTTCAGGCGACTTCATTCGTAAAGCTTCAAGTCCCTTCTTCTCAGCAGAGTATTTTCGGTCAACGATATTCTTTTCAATTGCGATTCTTTCAACTGCGTTTTCAGCTTCTACTTTTTCTCGACCGTTCTTCATCGCTTTAGTTACTGCGAGACCCGTTCCAACAACTGAAGGAGGTACAAGCAATTTTAATAATAAGTCGATGATACCGGCATAAGGATTAAGTGGAGCAGTTGTCTTATTTGCTTCAATCATTCCTTCAATCAAAGTAGGTGCTTCAGCAAGTTGTGTGGCAGCTTTAGTAATCATTGGTTGGTATTCATCAATCTTTTTATTGATTGCCGCTGTTTCCTCGATATTTTTTCCAGTGACTTTTGCTACTTCTGTCCACAACGCTTGACCGGCATCAACCTTATCTGATAAAAGACCAACACCTGTTTTTACTTCAGTTAAATCACCTTTGTTGATGAACAGGGTTTCTTGACAACCTGTTAACGTAATTACGGCCAAAATGGTAGAGAGCAGAATTCTCGTTTTCATTTTACACGTCCTTTCCAAAAGGCGTCACAGGCAACCTTCGGAAACATATTCAAAGCGCTGCTGTCCGTGACATTAATAATTTCAGCGTTAGAAAAATACTTATGCATTTGCTTTGACAACATTTCAAACCCTCTGATGAATAACGGATACACTGACTTATCCGGTTCATTCAGAAGGTTCTCATGCCAATTTTGTTCATGCTTATTTAATAAGCACATATCAAATCCTAAAAGAAAAACTCTCTTAGCTCCAAGAATCAGCGCGAGATTAACCGCGACTGAACCAGTGTTCTTATTCCAAGCAAGAGCGTCCTTTGCTAAGCCACGCGCTTTTCTTGGAAGAGCCCAAATCCAATCAGTCCTATTTCTTTGAAAGTTTCCGTGATTCGTAAACACAATGCCCTCGTATTTTACAAGCTCATGTTTGTGTTTTCGATACCATTTTGGGTCACCGAAAACACAAATCTTACAAACCTCTTTGCCCAATAAATAAGCGTCATTGCATCCGATTGTACATTCATCTTTAAGTAAATCCCAATCAAATGTTTTTAACGAAAGTCCACCACCGATAATAAAAACGTCTCGACCTTCCCAAGTTTTTGTTGGAGTCCATTGTGGCATTATTCAGCAGCTTCAGTTTCATCAGCAACTTCTTCCGGTGTAGAGAATCTGTCAACAGGAACGTCGTTACTATCAACTTCCGGAATCTTTGGTACTGGCTGCACGGACTCAGGTGCGACTTGAGTCACGAGCACAGGAGCAGGTTCACGGATAAAGCGATGCGGTATAGGTATCTTTGGTTGCATGTCTTTCCCGGCTGATTGACCTGTGTCAATCCGAATGAACTTGCCCGGGAAACGTGTAGATAAGTCTGAATCATTTTCGATGACATCTCCGGCAGCATAAGTCACCACATTGCCTTGACCATCAGGTTCTTCATGCGGACCTGTTTTAGGTAACATCTTATATAGTCCCATGTTCTTAAAGTCCTTTCCAATGTTTTTATTAATGTTAATTTATGTACTTCACAATACTATATCTTATTAATTAAACGCTACCGTGGACGATAGCCGTTCGACTATTGAAATCAGCCCTTAACTGCGGTACAACGATTGACATCACCTTGAAGTTCTTCTGCATCCCGCCTTTGGTATCCCATTGGAGAGTTATGATGTCCATGCCGATGACGATGCGAATGATGTCGCTTGTCAACTGAACCAAAAGAACATCATAATTCTGCATAAAGTCAAGTGTTTCAATTCCCACAAGACCGTTGACTGATGCAACGCGTTCACGGCATGTTTTGTCTCCGTTGGCCTTGTAGTCTTGGTCAAGATACGTGTCCCAGTTGGGTGCTACGAATAATATCCATGGGCCAAAGTGGAATTGTGCAACGGATTGTGCTCGCATTGCAAGAACATCCAACAGGAATGTCGCTCCAAAGCCAGCGCCGGCACCAACCGGAGTTGTGATTGTTCTTGTCATACGGCTTGGGAAATTCAAGAGGCCATAAACTGTACCTCCGCCGTACGTATAAATTGCATTACGACCGAGGGCGAGGCGCTCGATTGATTCGGCAACTTTTCTTGCCGACAATTCAGCTGATGTCGTATCGAGTGGAGAACCACCATTTCTTGACACCAAAACAGTTCTTGCACTGAATTGGAAGTCTTTGTGTGTGATAGGCAACGGGAGCGCACTTGGCTCGAACTCTGGACGGTCGTTAACACTTTCACGTAAACCATCCATGCTGATGATAGCATCATTCACTTCGCCTTGGGTCTCTGTTTCCAGAATTGTTTTACCCATGCCTTGAGCGATAGAGTACGTAAGACCACGACCTCGTAAAAAGTTGACCAGTTTAAGGCGCTCTTGTGCAGCCTTTACAACGGCGTCATCCATTGTTTTCCAGTCGTCTTTACGCAAAGTTGCGTGAACATTGTGAACGATAGAAACATCTTGCTGTCCCATCTTGTTAAAAGTGGTGATGTATGATGTTTTACCATCCTCACCTAACCACGGACGCAGAACATTTGGGTCGCCATTAGATGCAAGTAACATATCACCCGCATCTCCGACCAAAGTTCCGTTTGAGATATACTTTTGAAGCAAATTCATTTTTCATATTCCTTTCAGTAAAATTTGATTATCAATTTATATAACAGTACTTTGAACTTTGGTTTTTTAGTGACAGGCTACACGAATTAAAATCGGCCAGCAATTCGACGTTGCCGAGTCGTTATCGGTATCGACATCTTCCATCGCAACACCAACACAGAAGACATCAATTAAATCTGAGTCTTCATCTTCTTTCCGTAAGCAACCATCTCCATTGCTTACAAGCCAGTCGCCGACAACAACTGTTTCATCGTCTGCTAACAACGCTTGAACCCATGAACCGATGTTCGGAAGAATAACACCAACCAATGTGGAGATTGCATAAGTGTCTCCAATTGTTTTTCCTTGCAACGCATCTTCTTGGGCAAACATTCTTTCATTTCGACCTTGCTCAACATCGTGTCGAATAATTTGGCCATTCTGGAGAAGTTTCACCAGGTGCCCCGGCTTGATTCCTGCCTCATCAGCGATATACTCCTCGTAAAGAAATGGGCCTTTTGCATGAACTCTATTTGTAGCCATGGTTATTATCCTTTCTTAAAAATCTATGAACCTGAGTTTTTTTTTTTTACTTATGCGGGTGTTGCTGCCATTACTGCTGGAGCAACAAGCGGCGTCTCTGTGTGCTGGACGTTAGTCTGTACGTTGTTGATTCCCTGACCAAAGTAATCAGGCACATCCTCACCAGCAGGCATGTTTTGCGTACTCAGAGCAATGAGTTGTTTGAGCTCTGCGATATCCTTCAATTGCAACTGAGCTGAAGTGAACGGGCACTTCTCATTGTCCGTTAATGTCTTAATGAGGTTCGTCTTCAGTTGCTCATATTGAAGCATCATGTTTTTCAAAGGTGAGCCGATGTCCGCGGGCGCTTCGTCAATATACTCCTTGAGAGTCTTTGGCTTTTCTTCAGTGTTCGCAGTTACTGTGTCAGTAATAACGTTTTCGACTTTTGTTGCTTCGGTGACAGCGTTCTCGACGGCCGTCTTTGCAGCTACATCAGAATCACCCATCACTTTTAACGTGTCCTCGTTCATGGCCATCAGGACTTCACGATTCGCTTCCTTCCAGCTGTTAAGATTCGATGCGATTATCGCATCCACTACTTTCTTCTTATTCATGACATCTTCCTTTCGTAGTTTAGTGTCATTATTTTCATTACCTATAAATTCACCATCCTTTGTTCTCCATTCGGAAACACGGACAGCTTCAACAAACGTACTTGAAACTTCGAGGGAATTATCTACAATCTTGTAGGTTCCTTTGTAATACTTACCGTCTTTTATAAATATGAAAAAGCTTTCATAGACGTCTTCAACCCATGAGTCTTCATTGACATCTTGCAACCATGAGTTAAGTAATGAACGAATATTCCCGTGACTCATCGCATTACATAAAAGTTTGATTTTTTCCGGTCTTGCATTTAATCGGAGGAATCCCGCACCGTCTTCAATGGAACAAGCCCCTTTGAGGTCAGGTAACAAAGCTAAGTGGTCTGGGCGATAGTTCCTTGCGATAGCAGTATACTTTTCGCCTTCCCATTCACCTTCTCCCTTTTCATTATCCGTATAAAGTCCGGTCGATAATTCCATCATCGTATTACTCTCGATGGCTTGGGATATTCGTTCATCGACTTTATTCATTCTGTCTTCGTCCAACCACGCCTCAGCAAGTAATGCCGGTACTTGTTTACCGTTTACTGTAACCTTGCCTTTTCGTGTATTCATAATAGTACCGACTTTACGATTACTTAAAATCACTGGGTCACACGCTGTTTGTCCTGCCGCAGGATGATATACAATCACTGGCTTGGCATTCCAAATTTGAGGCGTTTTGAATAACTCTTCATCGGGATAAAACAATGGGCCTTCACTACCGTTGTGAACACCGACTGTTATCATTGACATTGGAGCGACAAGATAACGTTTGCCTTCCATTTCATCATAACGAACATCGCCCGAAAAGTTAGCGAGTATTCTTGTTTCGCAATTGAGTTTCATATAACTGTTCCTTTCGCCTCTTCAGGTATTTGTTAAAATTAAAAAGCTATTTCTTCAATCTTTTTTGCAGCATCTTGCACCCATGCAGGAAATTTTGAAGCATCCCATAGTCTCGATGTTCTCATGGCAAACAATTCACAAAAAGCTTCATCACCGATATACATTTTCGATACGGCGTATTTTGTTATACCTTTCTCTATCTCATCGGCTGAATGTTTAGTAAGTGTAGATATCCATTCTTTTTTGAAAGCTGAACCAGCTTTGTCATACAGGGTATGCCCATACTCATGACGCAGTGCTGATTGAAGGCCTCCTAATGTAGTCGAAAGACTTTTACCGGGTAAAGGAATAAAGTCTTTCAAGTCATCCATAAAAACTGAATCCATAACGTGGCTTGTGCCGCCTATTTGCTCTGCGGCATAATTTACGCTTTGAGGAGGGCGTCTTAAAATAACGGGTTGTTTACTTCCACTATGTTTAGATAACACTGCTCGATACGTAAGGTTATTTCCATTATCGTTTATTGCATTTTGAAGTCTCAGTATTCTTTCTTTATTAAGATCTTTCAAAGCATTTCCAGGAGTTTTATAATTAAGCCCTTGAAAACCTTTTCTTGCATTAAGAGCTTTACTCCAATTTTCTCGTAAAGACCTTTCCATTACAATATCACCAGCGTCATTAGCTTTCCAAGCACCGTACCTAAATTGAGTACCGGCATCTTGAACGTCAACTGCATCTTTCACGTTTTTAGGAATAATTGTATTTTTATATTTTGTTGCATAAGCTTCAGCATCATCTAACTTTGTCGCTGGAATAAAAGGAATCTTTGTTATTTGCGGAAGCATAGGCACAACTATCTCTTGCTCGCCTCTTTGTATTTTAGTAGGAAGACCTTCCTTCTCAA